TAACATCTGAATTTTACCGCATGAGGAAACGAACCATATTTTTCAAAGATACGGTTGCATCCTGGACAACGAAGCAATCCATCAAGAAGAACTTTTTCTCTCTTCTTACTTCTCGGTTCGGCTAATTTCTTAGGTCGAACTCTGTAGAATTGCTCCTTATCTATAATAGGTTCGTGTGTGTTCTGAACAATGATATATTCTCCGGGAGTAGTTTTTCTTGAATTACCACCGACATACTTAACTTTTGTCAATCCGGATACCATATTTCCTATGTATCTTTCATCATCAAGAATACGGCATATCATACTCCTATTCCAAATAGCTGCTTGTCCTACTCTTCTCCAGTCTTTCTTTTTAGTAAGCATTACTTTATATTCACTTGGAGATAATATTCCTTCCCCATTAAGCTGTTTAGCTATATCGGTATAGGACATCCCATTATCTCTCATATCAAATATGCGACGTACCACTTCTGCAGCTTCAGGATCAATGATGAGCTTATGTCTATCTTCCGGAGATTTCATATAGCCGTAAATAGCATATGCGGCAAAACATTCTCCACGTTTCTGTTGCATCCGTTTTACGCTTGTTATTTTTTGAGACAAATCCTGGCTATACATTGCATTAGTTAAATTCTTCAAAGCAACATCAACGCCACAGGTTACTCCCTGATAATCAAGACTGTCATAGTTATCGTTTACCGCTATAAAACGTACTCTCCATTCAGGAAATATCTTATCTGTATATCTGCCTACCTCAATGTAATCTCTGGCAAATCTTGATAAGTCTTTTACAATTACACACTGAACAAGGTGCATTTCAGCTAATACGAGCAAGCGTTTCATTCCGGGGCGATTAAAGTTAGTTCCTGAGTATCCATCATCAACAATTTCTATAACTTCAATATCCCTATCTGCGAAAACGGCTGATATATGCAAATCAATCAAATCACGCTGGTTTGCAATGCTATCACTTTCAGCGCTGTCTCCGTCTTCTAATGAAAGACGCAAATACTTTAAAATGATGTATTTATTATCCGACAAGACTGACACCTCCGTTTACCAATTCAAGATATTCTGCTATAGCATCCTTATGCTTCCACTCAATTTCAATTCTGTTATCAGCATATACTCTCACAGATTTTACAAATGCATTAAGCATAGATGCCGAAAGTTTCTTTGATGAAGAATATTGTCTGAGTTCACTTATCCAGCTATCAACTGTAAATAATCTGTTGAACTTACTTCTTTGTTTTTCAAGCCTTTCAAGTTTTTCAACAGCCTGTGCAAGTTCTATCTCAAACTGTTGTCTTAAAATGTCATACTCTTCTTCGTTGAGTATTTGTGTCGCATAATCCTTTGCAATTCTGATTCTGTTTTCCTTTATATAAGCAACTGTCGATAATGTTTCACTTATTTGTTTCGTTAAGGAGTACATCGCATGTTTCGTTTCAGGCGAATTTGCGGACAGTTGCATAGAGTGTTCAATCTTCGACAAAGAAATTATCTGCATCTTAATTGACTGATGGACTATGTTTGTCAAAATGTCTTCTCTAATTGATTTAACATTAGAATCATCTTTATAAATTGCATGATGTCTGCAATAGAAAAAGTTCTTATCCTTTCTATCATTTGTACCGCTTCGTGTCATTTTATGACCACATTCACCACAAATAACTTTACCCTTAAAGATATTTTCCTTCTTATGAACTTTTCTGACAATGGGTTTTCTTTCACTTTCTGCAATCATTTCCTGTATCTTGTAGAAATCTTCTTTTGAAATGATGGCTTCGTGAGTATTCTCAACAATAATCCAATCCTCTTTATCTGTAGCCTTATGAGGAATATTATTGTAAAGAGATTTTTTGGTTCTTCCTTGCACCATATTTCCTATATACATTTCATTCGTCAGTATATTCATTACAGTTCCTTCACGCCAATATTTCATATCAGCATATTTAGCGCTCTTAAATATACCTTTGTCATATTTGTATTTTCCTGGTGGTGAAATACCCTTTTCAACAAGCATCCTGCAAATAGAAACAATTCCGTATCCTTCAAGTTTCCATTTGAAAATCATCTTAACTACTTGAGCAGCTTCGGGATCAACAATAAGTTTATGTTTATCATCTTCAGCTTTTACATATCCATAAGGACCAAAACCACCAATATAATCACCGTTTAACTGCCGGGTTCTGAATGCTGATGAAATTTTTCTTGATACATCTTTTGCGTATAAAGCATTTATAACATTCTTTATCGGAACAGATACATCATACGGTGAAACCTGATTATCTACATTATCATTTATGGCAATAAATCTTACACCGAGCAACGGGAATATTTTTTCAACATACTCTCCCATTTCTATATACTCACGACCAAATCGGGACAAATCTTTTACAATGATACAATTAACTTTACCATTATAGACATCATACATCATTTGCTGAAAGCCTTCACGGTCAAAGTTCGTTCCCGATTTCCCATCATCACAATATATATCATACAAAACCATATCGCTCTTATCTTTCATATATTCAAGAGCAATCTGTTTTTGAAACTCCAAGGTTCCTACATTTCTTATATTTTCCTCGTTAGAAATTCTTATATAAATCGCCACATTATAAACGGGCATAGTTACAGACGGTTCTTGAGTATTATGGTTTAGTCGTTTGCTCTTCCTTGCCATTAAACCGCCTCCCCTTTATTTACTTTTTCTAACAATCTTATTATTTCCATATATTTGTCACGATAGTTGAATACAACAACGATTCTTTTATCCTCATAAACGCATATTTTCTCAACAAGATTAGCAAGAGCCGACCTATTAAGAAATTCAATTTCGTTATTTTCAGATAACATTCTAATCCAGGCAATTTTCTTTTCTACTTCCTCACTGATGTTTTCTCTCTCAACAATCAATGCATCCATTTCCTTTTCAAGTTTTGCGATGGATTTCCTTATATCGTTGCATATTTCTCTGCCGCTGACTTTGTTTTCAAGTTCCTCATTACATCTGTTTTCTACAATTTCTATTGTTTTCAAAAGATCATCTATTTCCTTTTGTTTCGAAGATATAATGCCTTCAAGTTCCTGCAATCTCAAATCCTTAATTTCTTCAGGGGAAATTGCATCAACTTTGTCAGCTAAATCAGCAACATTATTGCAGTAAGTATGTAGTGCAGAAAAAACCGCTTTATATATATCCTCTTCACGAATACGATGTGAGGTGCAACCAATGCCGAGCTTATTAGCAGCACACATATAATAAGCATAGGTTTTGTCTTTATATTTTGCAGTTCTTCTAACTAAAGAATCTCCGCAATCTCCGCATTTTAGAAATCCTGAAAACAAATAAGGTTCACTTCTTCCGGGACTTACTCGTGTGTCTTGTTTCATTAACCATTGTATTTTTTCAAAGAATTCCGTTGGAATTATTGCCGGATGATTATTTTCAATTATTACCCACTGGCTTTTATCTTTCTCAATTATCTTTTTTACCTTATAATTTATAGTCGTCCATCTTCCCTGCACCAATGTACCTGTGTATATTTCATCAGTCAAAATTCTTATAACCGCTGATGCAGTCCACTTTGCAATATGTTTTTTTTGAGTATTGGCCGAGAATTTATCACCTCTCATTTTTCGGTACTCTGCAGGTGACGGTATATTCTCAACATTCAGTTTATCTGCAATCGCACTTGCACTTATCCCCATAAATCTCATTGTATATATTCTTTTTATAGTTCCAACAGCACAATCGTCTATTTCGATTTTATGCTTATCTTCCTTGCACTTCTGATAACCCATAACAACAAACGGACCAATATATTCGCCTTTTCTTCTCTTAACTTCAAGTTGACTGCGAATCTTAACCGATGTATCACGGATATACGAATCATTAAGGATGTTCTTAAATGCAATAACGAGCTTTGTATTATTACTGTCGTCTTCCTTGTAGTCTATATTATCATTGATAGATATAAACCTTATACCAAGTGCAGGAAAAAGTTTCTCCAGATAATGTCCTGCGTCAATATATTCTCTGGCAAATCTTGATAAGTCTTTTACAATAACACAGTTGATTTTATTCTTCAGTATAAGACTCATCATTCTCTTAAAATCAGGTCTCTCAAAATTTGAACCCGAATATCCATCATCCACGAACTCATCATAGAGTTTTATTTCGGGATGTTTTTTTAAATATAACATCGCCAAATCTCTTTGATTGGCTATACTGCAACTTTCTTCTTTATCGCCGTCTTCTTTTGAAAGTCTTAAATATATTGCGGCGGTATATTTAGTTGTAGACATAAAAAACCTCCTGTCTATTAACACACAAATTAGCCAAACAAAACCTGTGTTAATATACAAGAGTTCCGAAGAATTCAATATTCAATTTAAAGTCTGCAATTATTATAACACAAATTCTTCTGAAAGTCCATACTTTTTAAAGATTTAATTAAAATTTTAGGTTTTGTCCTAAACAAGTGTGCTCATATAATCTACTACACAATCCTCTATGCTTTTATCATTATTAGCAAATTCAAGCTTAACAACATATCCGTTGCACAAATAACAATACGGATTTTTTACCTGTTCCACATAATCCTGCATCTTCTTTTCAACAGGATCTTTAGGATTTATATTTACAGTTGCGATATCGACAAGCTCATTTCTGTCAACAGTTCGCACGTCTGTATGCTTCATTTCAATAAATTTACTCATAGTCATTTCTCCTCATAATTATAATAGGTAATTGAGAAATAATTTATAACGCCCCT